ACCAGATAATTGGAATGGAGAATCAGGGTTAATACAATGTAAAGACGGAAATGAGTGGGAAGTGCTTTGTTTAAAAGCTAAGTGCGAAAATGATGGAGATCCACTTGGTAGAGAAATAGGCGAATATATTTGGCCTGAATGGTTTGATACTAAACACTGGGCGCAGTTTGAGCAAAATGAGCGTACATGGTCAGCTTTGTATCAACAAAGACCATCTCCGTTAGATGGTGATTTATTTAAGCCGGACATGATACAGATTGTTGATGCGATACCAATGGGCAGTATTACATGGGTTAGAGGTTGGGACTTAGCATCTATTGTTGATGGGGATTGGACAGCAGGAGTTAAGATAGGGAAAATGGATGATGGACGATTCATAATTGGCGATGTTACACGTTTTAGATATGGGCCGGATGATAGGGACGCCGCTATAAAAAACACGTCTGAACGTGACGGAAGGCGCTGCAAGGTATCAATCCCGCAAGACCCAGGGCAAGCAGGAAAGACACAAGTATTGTATTTAACTCGTACAATGCCTGGACATAGAATATCAACATCTCCGGAAACAGGAGATAAAATAACTAGGGCAGAACCATTTGCAGCCCAGGTTAATGTTGGTAATGTATTGATGTTGCGTGGTGAATGGAACGATGCTTATATTAACGAATTACGGATATTCCCTAATGGTACGTATGACGATCAAGTTGATGCAAGCTCAAGAGCATTTGGCGAATTGATAGGACGCAGCAGAATGACAATTAACAATGATTTACTGAGAATGGCATGAAGAAAGATAAAAAACTTAAAAGTAAATCAAAGAAACCATTGGCTATCAGTTGGGCGGCACTGTCTAATTTCGCATCTCCACAACAAACACAATCTATCGAGATAAAGCCTCCTGAGTTATTGCCCGGTATTATTCCAGAATGGGTAAAAAAAGAACCATCATACATGGCGATGGATGATGCTATATCAAATATGTATGCTTATGCAAATTCTTACATGTTCGGACAAGGATTCTTAGGCTATCAAATACTCGCAGAACTCGCACAAAAGTCAGAATATAGAGCGCCATCTGAAACCATTGCTATCGAGATGACGCGCAAGTGGATTAAACTTGTATCAAAAGGCGATGGCGATGTCTCAGAAAAGCTTGATAGACTTGAATCAGAACTAACACGTTTTAGGATTAGGGACGTTTTACGCACAGCTATAGAGCATGATAACTTTTATGGCCGTGGACAGATTTATATTCACATCAAAGGTCAGGATGACGACGATAAGCGAAAACTTCCTTTAATAATCGACAAGTCAACAATTAAACAAGGTTCAATTGAACGGTTCAAGAACATAGAACCTATGTGGACAACACCCTATCGTTATAACGCTATTGACCCAGCTGACAAGGATTTTTATAAGCCTACAGCATGGTTTGTGATGGGTAAGGAGATTCATGCTACCAGGCTACTTACAATAATAGCGCGTGAAGTAGCGGACATGCTTAAGCCTGCTTATAACTTCAGCGGCTTATCAATTTCTCAGTTAATGAAAACTGATGTAGAGAAATATTATCGTACTCGCGACTCTATAAGCGATCTTGTTCATTCATTCAGTGTAAGCGGAATCAAAACAGACCTTCAATCATTACTCGCAGGTGGCAGCGGTGAGGATGAGATGAAGCGAGCGCAATTATTTAACCAGATTAGGGATAATCGAGGTTTAATGTTACTCGATCATGAGCTTGAGGATTTTTTCCAGTTCAATACGCCATTAACCGGATTAGCTGAACTTCAGACGCAAGCAAAAGAACAGATGGCGGCGCCTGCGCATATTCCACTTGTTAAGATGTTCGGCATCACTCCTGGCGGATTGAACGCATCAAGTGAAGGTGAGATACGGGTATTTTACGATCACATTGCAGCGCAACAAGAAAACGTTTTGCGTGACCCATTAGAAAAGATACTAAAGATTATTCAGCTAGACTGCTATGGGGAAATAGACGAATCAATATCCTTTGAGTTCTTACCTTTAATGGAGTTGACAGAACTAGAAGATGCTCAACTTAGGAAAAGTGACGGAGACCTTGCTATTGAGTTAATCAATGCTGGAGTCATATCACAAGAAGAAGAACGAACAAGACTTGCAGCATCACCTAATAATGGATATTCAAATATTGATGTAGAAAACGTTCCAGAACCATTAGATTTTGATGATAATGATAATTTAGGAAAAGAAGATGAATAATATACCACAAAACAAAATAATATCATCATTTACTGGCCCATCTGGTACAACTCCAGATTATTCTCAATACGATGTAATATGTAATAGCGCAACAACGCCTTTGTTGCTTGTATTTAATAGAATTGCTCAGTATGAAGGAGGCGGAGGGGTAATTAAAAAGGCTCAATTATTTACAGATAAAAAAGACTGTACTGCTCAATTACAGCTTGTTTTATTTAATTCAGAAATAACGGCTGTTAATGATAATGAACCATTTTTAGAACTTTATTCTAATTATGATTCATTTGTAGGATTTATAGATTTTCCACCATTAACGACAAAAGATGCAACAAATTCAACAGGTGCAAGTTCTTTATGGACAGAAAACTTGCCTTTTTTATGCACACAAAACAGCAGGTCGTTATATGGTTTTTTAATAAATGAAGGAGTAGCATTTACAAGAGCATCATTACAAAATTATAAAATATCTCTACTTGTATGAAATCAATATTTTTATTATTGTTTATCACATTTAATGTAAATGCGACATCGTATTATGTCGATAATACAATAACTGATTCTAACATTGAAAGCGCTATACCTGATTTTACTACGTATAATCCAACAACATTCACTACAACGGGTGGAAGTTCATATGTATTTAAAACTATAGCTGATATTAACGCATTTTCTACATTACAACCGGGAGATTCAGTTCTATTTAGAAAAGGGCAAACTTGGCGAGAGCAATTAGCTATACCCGCTTCAGGTACGAATGGGAATAATATTACTTTTGGTTCATTTGGGGCAGGGTCAAAACCTATAATATCAGGAGGGGATGTGCTATCGGGTTGGTCAGCAAGTAGTTTAACCCAAAGCATTTCATATACAAATACCAATCAACGGGTAAATCTAGGGAACGTTTCGTCCCAAGTAATACAAGTAAATAAATTGGTCGCTAGTTTAGATGCCTGTATTACGGGGGTAGAAATAAACAGTTATAGGGTGGGTACTCCAGTAGGAAATGTTTACGGTGTTATTTATTCAGATAGTTCCGGCCCATCTACACTGCTAGCAACAGGGAGTAATGTGGATGCGGGAGCGATAACATCTAATACCGCAGGTGAAACCATAACATCTACGTTTTCTTCCTGTTACAATGTGACATCTGGAACTACATATTACGTAGGATTTGCTAAAAGCTTTGACACGAGTAGTAGTGATTACGTGAGATTCAGTGCATATAGTAGTATTGTAGCTCCTTTTTCAGGGGAATATAAGTATACTCCTTGGGCGTCAAATCCTTGGCAATTGAGCTTAAGTATCACTACTAGCACACCATACCCAAATGTATATATTAATTCCGCTGCTCATCCAGCGGGGGATGAATTTATAAGGGTCGCATTATTCGATGGTTCTTTTGGGTACAGAAGTAGATCGGTAAATGAATTGACGAGTGAAAAAACATGGTATACAGACGGGACAGATATATACATCTATTCGGTGTCAGACCCAAATACACTATACACATCACCTGGGGTAGAAATATCAAAACGTAGATACGGTGTAGATTTTAACGGGAAAGAATATATTTTAATAGATGGATTAGAAGTTGATACGTGTAACTGGACTAATTTTAAACTCGGAACACTCGGTAATAATACGGTTCAAAAATCATCGGCTAATTACGGAGGGTTCTACAATTATCACAGTGCGGCGGCAAATACCAGCATAACAAACATACAATTAATAGATAACTATTCGTCTCATGCCGGTGGTTCAGGGTACTCATTAAATGTCGCTACAAATCAAACCCCAAATAATTATCTTTTTAGGGGGAACACTTCGTACAGAGACGGCATATTAGGTGCCTATTTTAATGAGGCAAGTGATGAAAACAATACGTATTACTGGTCAAGTGGCTTTCATATTTTTGGCGTTTCGGGTGCTGTTTTTGAGGATAACACAGTATCGTATTCGGGAATAAGGGACGATGGCTATATACCTAACTTAGCAGTTGGAAATTTACCTACAGGGAATGGATTGTGGCTAGACTATATGCGAGGAACAAATTTAACTAATGGAAATATAGTTAGGTATAATAAGACGCACAATAACGGCGGGTATGGACTATTCAACGAAAAAGGAGCCTACAATAGCTTTTACCATAATTTGTCGTACAATAACGCAAAAGATGGACTGCATACGGATATGGATACGGGAGGAGGGAGTGGTGCCTTTGTAACAGAAAATGTATACTACAACAACACCGTTTATAATAACACTCGGTACGGTATCTACAACGAAGGTGACTATTCTTTGGTTGCAGGTTCAAACACAAATAACACTTATAAAAATAACATATCCGTAGGGAATGGAACTAATTTACGGGTTGAAAACGGTGGTGAGAATGACGGGACGTATGGCTCCGGTAACATATATACGTACAATGCGCTAGGAGCGGAGTCTACTGGATTTATCTACTACGGTTCCGCAAAAAATACCTATTCTGCTTTTGAATCCGCCTACGGTAGTCCAACGCATTCAGTGCAAAATGATTCCCTTTTAATAAGTTCAAGTGATTTTAGATTGCAAGCAACATCACCGGCGATTAATGCCGGTGTGGACGTTGGATTAACTACAGATTATCTTAACAATCCTATTTTTGGATTACCTGATATTGGCGCTTATGAATATATCGGCGGGTCATTGTCTGCGTTAGACGGTTCCGCGCAAGCTGTTATTTCAAATTTATTGTGGGATACAAAGTCAAGGTATCAAAATAAGTCATGGGTTGAATCATTAAGCCCAGGAAGTAAGACAGTTACACATAAAATTTATCAATTAACACCATTTTCATATTACGACTTTAGAATTGATAATAAATATCCAAAAATAAAAGGAATTTTAGGTACTACTTGCCAATCAACTTGGTGCAAAGCAAATGCTAATGGTATTATAAATTTCAATTATACTGGTGACTATACAACTAATCATAGCTTTGAAGTAAAAAGAAATTATTCTCATGGTCTCTAAAAACGAAAAACTATCACCTAATAGCGGATACTCAAATATTGACGTTGAGAACGTGCCAAAACCATTAGACTTTGAAGAAAATACAGGGGATGAAGATGTCAGCAGCAACAATTAATTTACCCGTTATTGAAAAAGGTGCGACATATAGTCAAGTTTTATACTGGAAGGACTCAGCTAATGTTGCTATTAATTTGACAGGCTGCACGGCAAAAATACAAGTGCGTGCAGCAGAATATATGGCTGTACTTGAGACATTCAGCACAGAGAATGGCCGTATAGTAATAACGCCTTTAACAGGTAAGATTGAAATAAAGATGACGGATGAAGATTCGAGAAATTTATCATCTATTGGCGGTATTTATGCGCTTGAGATTTACCATCCAGATGGAACAACAACAAGGCTTTGTGAAGGCGAACTATTGTTTAGTTACGAGGTAACGGTATGAGTGACACTATCGTAGTTATTCAAGAAAACCCGCCGCAAGTTATTGTAACAGCAGAACAGGGGCCGCCAGGGCCGCAAGGTGCAACAGGGCCGCAAGGAAGCGATGGAGAAATAACAACTATTGTTGGAATATCAAGCACCATTGCTGAGTTTAATGCGGCTTGTAGTGACGCTGATTTTTCTACAGGTGGAGGCACGGCAACCGGAACAAATACAGGCGACGAAACAACAAGCACGATAAAGTCAAAGCTTGGCATTTCTACATTGTCAGGCAGTAATACTGGGGATCAATCATCTATTGTAGGGATTTCTGGAACGATAGAACAATTTAATACTGCGTGCTCGGACGCCGATTTTGCGACCGGAGGCGGGACAGCCACTGGCACGAATACCGGGGATAATGCGGTAAATTCTAATTATTCAAGTTTAGAGACTAACGCCACACATACCGGAGACGCAACCGGCGCAACAGCACTGACTGTTGTCGGAATCAATGGGCAGAATTTAGCCGCACTTGGAACAGGGATACTTAAGAATACCACAGGCACAGGTATCCCAAGCATAGCGGTTGCCGGTGACTTCCCCACTCTTAATCAAGATACAACTGGTAACGCTGCAACAGCAACAAGCATATCAACGCCAGCAACATTTACTGGAACGACCTTAACAGATCAGCCGACTTTAAGTGATGAGTTTCTGGACGCAACAGGATGGACTTCTACCGGATGGACTGGTGATTTTAATAATGGATGGTCACATACAACAGGAAATACAAGCGTATTATCAAAAACCGGGAACGCTGTTAGTGCAACTAAATATCAGATAAGTTACACGATAACAAACAGGACGGCTGGTTTAGTAACTATCACGTTCGGTGGTCAATCGACTGCTTATATATCGGCAACGGGATCAATATTCCCGATTACAACATCAACGTCGGCATTACAGATAGCTCCCACAACTGATTTTGACGGAACAATAATAATTTCCATAAAATCATTCACTGCAATATCGACTCCTATATTTACTTTCGCTTCTTCGGATGCAACGCCAAGATTCGGATTAAGAGTAAGCTCAAGTGCATATAATACCTTTATGGGTTATCAAGCAGGTGGTTATGCGACGACAGGAACATTAAATTCTAGTTTTGGCTCATTAGCATTAAAAAATGTCACAACAGGATTTGAAAACACTGCTATCGGATATAATGCATTAGCTTTGTGCTCAAATGGCTATAGAAATACGGCAGTAGGCTCTCATGCATTAGAATTAGCAACTACAGCTTATTTAAATAGTGCATTTGGGCAAAACGCAATGAAAGCAGCAACTACAGCTACTTTAAATAGTGCATTTGGGCAAAACGCATTGGGCGCAGTAACTACAGGTTCTGCCAACAATGCGTTTGGTTTTGATTGCATGAAATTATTGACAACGGGGAGCGGAAATTGCGGGGTGGGACCTTGTTTGAAAAGCATAACAATAGCCAGTAATTGTGTAGCAGTAGGCAATGAATCTCTAACGTCCATTACAACCGGATCAAGTAATACAGCAATTGGCAATTTGTCAGGCCGATTTATAGCCGACGGATCGACAGCGAACCAAACGAGCACAACATCTTGCTACTTTGGCGCAGAGACAAAAGCAGGAGCAAATGGAAATACAAATGAAACGGTAATTGGCTATCAGGCAATCGGAGCAGGAATTAATACCGTCCGACTCGGCAATGTTAGTGTTACTAAAGTTCAGTTCAGCGGTAACTTAGAGTTTGATTCTGCAACAGTAAGCACTATAAGTCAGATTCGGCAAACTATAGCGGATACCGCTGGGGTTAATTTTACGATAACTCCCGGAGGGGCAACTGTAGGAGCAACAGACAAGGCAGGTGGGCAATTAGTTTTAACAGGAGGTCAGTCTACAGGAACAGGTGAAAGCGGGATCACATTGCAAGGCTATGTGGCAGGAAGCACAGGGACGGCAGATTGTTCATTGCAAGACATGGTGAAAGTGTTAGGAAATAAACTTGCATTCAATAATGCAACGCCAGTCACAAAGCCAACGGTAACAGGTTCAAAAGTTAGCGGGGCCGCATTAGATTCATTATTGGCGGCTTTGGTTTCACTTGGTTTAATCACAGACTCAACATCGGCTTAATTATGTACGAAATACTTGATAAATACACTCAAAAGAAAACGCGCGGAAAAGTATCAACTCAGGTCACTGATGACGGGCAAATAGTTGTTAGTCGTGTCTTATACGATGATGAGGGAAATTTGTTGACTGAAAGGAAAGTTATTTGCGTAACATCACCTGCACAACTGAGTGCAAGACTGGCAGAACTTCAAAACGAAAAACAGATAATCAACCAATTTGTTGCAACGGAATCCATTATATTACCGTGATTAAAAATAACGAAAAGCTATTACAGCCAATATTCGTTAATGCTGGGGTAGAAGCTAAATACCGTAAGGAATTGCAGACATTAATAAAAGAAATGGCTAATTCATACGCCTATTGGATACGTGCAGACTTGCGCCAAATGGCTATGGATGCCGATATGACTATTCCTATTTATCTAACGAATAAGCTTAAAAAAACGCTTGATAAGTTAGCTAATCAATGGGAAGTAAAGTTTCACGGATTATCAATATTCACAGCACAAAAGTTCATTGATGGTACGCGCGGTCATGTAGAGCAATCATTAATGAAGTCATTAGAGCAACAAGGTTTCGCAATCAAGTTCAAGCCAACTATGCCGGTTATGAGTGCGGCTAAGTTATCGCTTAATGAAAATGTAGGTCTCATCCGTACTATTCCAAAGCTATTTCATGCCCAGGTTGAGGGTGATGTATGGCGCATGGTGCAATCTGGATTCGATCTTCAAAAGCTAACTAATGCGATTGAGTACAGATATAAAAAAACACACTGGCGGGCTTCATTCATTGCTAAAGATCAATCAAGTAAAGTTAAAGCCGTGATGGAAAAGGAACGGCAATTGGAATTAGGGATTACTGAAGCGATATGGCAACATTCACATGCAGGGCATGAACCTAGGCCAAGCCATGTTGCAGCCGGGAGAGATAAGCTACGATTTGACATAAGAAAGGGAGCCTATCTTGAGAGCAATGGAGGAAAGTGGGAATGGCAATTGCCGGGTGGCACTGCGATAAATTGCAGATGTACAAGCCGTTCCATAATTAAAGAATTTGGCGACGTATAAATTAATTGTTGACATTCCCAAAAAAGTGGTATAATAATATTTAAATTGAACACGGTTTAATAAATGGCTAAATATCGACTAGCAGAGGATAAGAAACATTGGATTACAGCCAATGGTGCGCATTTTCTTGTCGATGAAAACGGCGAAGGTGAAAAGCCGTTTACTAATCAAATGAACGCAAAAAAAGAAAAGGATTTAACGGATAAAGATTCAACAACAACGCGGCCAAGAAATTCAGAAGAAATAGACAAGGAAGAATGGTATTACACTGATAGACACGGAAAGCGAGTAAGAACAAGACGCAATCAAGAGAAAAAGAAAGACGATTTAGACGCAACGCTACCACGATCATACAGACGAGAATCAGATAAGCCATTGCATACATCCAAAACACTCCCCTATCGACCTACGCATGCTAATGATGCTGATATATTCGCATTTGATAAATCTGTGCGTAACTTTGATGTAGACGGTCGCTTACATGTGGCGACAACAAATATAAGCAAGGCTATGGTATGTCCTTACCTTGGATCAGAAATTCCAGGCTATCAGCAGTTAGGACTAGACGCAAATAGAGTTTACCAGTTATTGCGTGATCCTGAAGAACTCAAGAAAGCAGCGTCCACATTCAACAATTTACAAGTTCTTGAGATACACAAGCCTGTTAATGCCTCAGAGTCTTTACGTGAAAATACTGTAGGGACAACCGGCTCAGATGTGACTTTTGATGGAACTTATCTTAAATGTTCTATGGCTATATGGGATGCCGCAGCCATAGCCGGTATAGAATCAAAGCAGCAAACAGAACTATCAAGCGCATACAGATATACTCCTGACATGACGCCAGGTGTATTTAATGGTGTGGCCTACGATGGCGTTATGCGTGACATCATTGGCAATCATGTTGCACTCGTAGAAGTAGGCCGCGCAGGACATGATGTCATTGTTGCGGATAAACAAATTGCAAGACCCCAAAAACTTACCCGACAAGGTGAAAAAATTATGACTATCACAAAAAAAGATGCACGATCAGCCTTGCGGGTAGCGTTAGCGCAAGATGCTGAAATTGACAAAGAACTGTTGGCGTTAGCACTCGATGAAGATACCGAGGAAGATAACGACGACGAATATGAAGATGATCCAGAAAATACAGGGAAACGCCGTAAAAAGGTAGTGGCTCAGGATGGGGACGAAACAGAAGAAGACGAAGAAGATAAAAAGCCAGCTATGGATGCCGCACAGGTTCAGCTTGCTATTGATTCAGCGGTAAAAATAGCTAAATCTGATATGGAAGCATTGCATCAAGCTCGTAAGGATGTTGCGCCATTAGTCGGTGAAGTTGCAATGGATTCGGCGGAAGCGGTTTACAAATTCGCTCTTGATAATGCCAAAATTGACACAAAAGGCGTTCACCCTTCCGCATTTAAATCTTTGGTGTCTATGTTAAAGACTACAAAAGATCACGTTCACGTAGTAACAATGGATTCTAATTTACGCCGTCAAACCGCAGAAAAGATTCCTGGCATTAACAGATTCAGAGGAGCGCTATAATGGCTGGCTTTCAACGTACGATAAATTTACAGCCAGCTCCCGGATTAGAGGGTGATTTTGCTGGCTCCAATCCACGTTCAACCGTACTGGCTGGCCCTGGTGAATTAGTTGCCGCCGCCGCTGGTGTAACTATTGGCCGCTTTGCATGGGACAATAACACGGGTATCGTGACTAATACCGCAGGTGTTGGTTCTGTTGGTTTTGTGCATCGCAATCAACCTGTATTTATCACAGACTGGCTTGGCGAAACATCAACTGTAGTCCCTGAAGGTTTGCCGGTAACTTTGTTTACTGGTGGTGATTTTTGGGCAAGATTTGCCGGTGGCGCGACTAAAGGACAAAAAGTTTACGCTTCATACCTTGATGGCACATGCTCAAGTGCTGCAACCGGAACGCTTCCTACAGGTGCAAGTGTTACCGGCTCTATTGCCGCTAACGTAACCACATCATCAGCGGCTATCGTAGCTAATACTGCAACGAGCATCGAGATTGCTGGCACTACGATGACAGTTACCACACTTGGTGCTGGCTCTGTTTTGTGCCCTGGTATCGGTCAAACCGTATCAGGTACAGGAATCACAACCTGTACTATTGATGCTCAATTGACTGGTACAGCAGGTGCAGCAGGAACATATACTGTTAGCGTATCTCAAACCGTAGCAGCAGCATCGGCGGCCACATTCTCAGGCGGTGGCTTAACTGTTGGCGCAATGACTTCCGGTACTTTATTTGTAGGTCAAACCATTAGCGGCACTGGCGTAACAACTGGCAACGCGATTATCGGTTTAGGTACTGGTACAGGTGGAGCAGGAACTTATGTTGTAAGCATTGGCGATGCAGCGACCACGTTCGTCATGACTGGATCAGGTGGCACTTTAACAGTGACAGCAGTTGGCTCAGGTTCATTGACAGCAGGTCAAATCCTATCAGGTTCAAGCGTAACATCTGGAACTGTTATTACTGCAAATCTTACCGGAACCGGAACAACAGCATCAACCTGGCTTGTTGATCGAGCGTCTACAGCATCATCCACAACCATTACTGCTCTTGGTGCGGTCGAGACAAACTTCACAGTTGCTTCGACGTGTGCAGCCGGAGAACTGGCTAAAATCACATCAAGAGGTATCTAATCATGAATCTTAAAGGACTTGAAAGAGTAGACCGCGCTTTATTGGCGCAACAAGCTGGCATCCATTTAGCTTATGATGCTTCATTCTATCCGGCTGAATGGAACCGTGATATTCAAATGGCTATGGATGCTCAACCCACATTAGTTACTTCGACTAATGCCGGTTATCCTGCATACCTGGCTAATTTACTTGACCCGAAAGTCATTGAAGTCGTAGTGGCGCCAATGAACGCCGTTGAGATTGTTGGCGAAGGCAACGAGCAGAAGAAGGGCGATTGGGTTACAGCATCAGCTCAATTCTTGATGGTTGAATATGATGGCGAAACATCAGGCTATGGTGACTTCAATAACAATGGTCAAGCTGGTGTCAATACCAACTTTATAAGCCGTGAATCATTCCATTATCAGATTTTTACAGAATGGGGTGAAAAAGAACTGGAAACGGCTGCACTGGCTAAGTTGGACTTGGCTTCACAAAAGAACATCGGCTCTGTTTTGGTATTGAATAAATTCCAAAATCAAAGTTATTTCTTCGGTGTTGATGGCCTCAAAAACTACGGTTTGTTAAATGATCCTGCCCTATTGCCTAATATCGCACCATTACAGCAATGGAATCTTTCAACTACAGATGGTCAAGAAGTATTCGAAGATATTCGCAGACTATTTGCTCAATTGCAAACACAAGCGAAAGGCACAATAAAATCAAACGAAAAAATGGTTTTGGCTTTATCTCCAACAATGGAAACAAACCTGCTTAAAACGAATCAATACAATGTTAATGTGTTGGATCAATTGAGCAAAAACTTTCCTAATCTTCGCATTCAAACGGCTCCAGAGTATGAAACCGCCGCCGGTGAATTGATGCAATTGATTGTTGAATCCGTAAATGGTCAGCCAACAGCAATTACCGCATTTACTGAAAAGCTAAGAGCACATCCAATTATCCCTTCAGCATCTTCCTGGAGACAGAAGAAAAGCCAAGGTACTTGGGGTGCTATTATCTTTCGTCCGGTTTACATTGCCGGGATGATTGGTTTGTAATTTTAATTTATTAGAGGGGTTAAATTTTATGGCTGTAGTTACAGTTGGATGCAAATTACCAAACGGTATAATTTTAGAGTTAGACGGAAAACGTGTAACTCTAAATGGTGTAAATAGTTCAGAAATTATTGGTGGACATGGCTTAACGCATGGCGTAGACAAAGAGTTTATGGATGTTTGGCTTGAGCGTAACAAAGATTTATCTATTGTGAAAGGCAGCTTTATCTTTTGTCATGAAAATGCAAAGAATACAGCAGCAGAAGCAAAAGATCGGAAGAAAGAGAAAACTGGGCTTGAGCAATTGAGTCGTAGCAAGTTACCGAATGGCTTAAAAGAAATGACTGCCTAATGTCAACAGTTACGTTTTTACCTGATTTATTCAAGGCGCGTTATCCAGAGTTTGCAGCGGTCAGCAATGATTTGTTGCAACTTTATTTTAACGAGTCTTGTTTATATCTGGACAATACAACTACAAGCAGGGTTGTCGATTTAACTGAACGTCAATTATTACTTTGGATGCTTACCGCTCACATTGCCAAAATAAATGGCAGTGGAAGCGGGGCAATCGGAGCTGGGCGAGTTAATACTGCTACAGAAGGAACTATATCTGTTGGCTTTGAGTTTTCACCAAGTAAGGGTGGTTTGCAAGCTTGGCTATACCAAACACAGTATGGTACTAGCTATTGGGCTGCAACCGCACGTTATCGGACTATGAGATACGCAACAGAATGGCAAGCAGTGTAACGGGTGGTGATAAGTTCAAGGCGGCACTTGAGGATTTAGCCAAAAAGCTTGGCGGTAATCCTGTTTTAAAAGTTGGCTTCCTTGAAACTGCTAAATATCCAGACGGTGAAAATGTTGCGGAAGTGGCATATAAAAATGAGTACGGTAATTTTAAGCAACCGCCACGACCTTTTTTTAGACGCATGATTGCATCACAAAAGAAAGGGTGGCCGGTACTTGTAAAGAAAAGTCTTATTAATACGGATTATGACGTTAATGGGACGCTTGATTTATTAGGGCAGCGCATTAAAAATCAGCTTCAAAATTCTATAAATGAGTTTTACGAACCGCCATTATCTCAGACTACTATTATGCTTAGATATATGCGGCGTAAGAATAAAAACTTGGTTGTAACGCCGGATGTTATAGCCCAGGCAAGGGAAAATATAAGGAAGGGAATAAGTACGGCAGGAACATCGACTAAACCACTGATTGATACAGCAGTAATGTTACGATCTGTTGACCATTATATTGATAAAAAAGAATGAATTTACATAGCATAGTCAATAGCGCAATAAAGAGGGTTAATCCTGATATATCCGCTACATTAAAGCGGTCAACGGGGTTTACAGTCGAGACTAATGGCAAGCAGACACCAACTTATGCAACGCTAACAGGGATGATACAGGTTCAAGCAACAAGTGGAAAAGACCTTGAGCACATGAATAACTTGAATATTCAAGGCGTTTTTAGAACTGTTTATTTATTAGGGAATTGGGCTGGGGTAGTGAGAACAGATAGTAAAGGCGGAGACATTATGTCTTTCCCACAAATACCCGGCGGCACAGTGCATAACTGGAAAGTGATTAATGTTAAAGAGACTTGGCCTGATTGGTCAAGTGTAATTGTGGTGCTGCAATGACGGCAACAGTAGTACCGGCGCAAGATGCTGTTTTTATCGTTTTACGCACATTTATAAAGTCAATTATAAATTGTGAAGTCATACAAGGATTGGGTAATTATGTATCAATGCCGGTTGGTGGATTTATAGCGATCACACCATTGTTTCAAACAAAATTAAGCACTAATTACAACACATTTCATGATGGAACTTTTGACACAGTACCAACGGAAGTAATGACGCAATCATCATTACAAGCGGCTGAATTAACGATACAGATAGATTGTTATGGCGTTAATAGCGCAGAGTGGGCAACGGCCATCAGTACGCTATTAAGAGATGATTATGGGTGTATTGCTTTAGCTCCATACTGCCAGCCTTTACATGCTGACGATCCTAAGCAAATGCCGCTCATTACGGGAGAGGAAAATTTTGAACAACGCTGGACGTTAAATGCAGTATTGCAATATAACCCAGTGACTACAGTACCGATAGAATTTTTCGACGAGGCGATTGTTTCCACAATCAATGTCGAAGCAACATATACTTTACAATAACCCAGGATACAGACAATGGCACAATCAATATCCGCTTCACAATTAGTAAACATACAACCGGGGGTATTGGCGGCGAGTGGTAATCCATTGTCGTTAAACTCTGTTTTCCTTACAACCAATACAGCCGTCCCAATTGGCACGGTACAGCCCTTCCCTACTTCTGCAAGTGTTACATCATTTTTCGGAGCTGGATCCACAGAAGCAACATTAGCAGCAGTTTATTTTAACGGGTTTACAGGCTCTAATATTAAACCGTCAAACCTGTATTTTTCTCAGTACAATACAGCAGCGGTATCCGCTTATGTGCGAACTGGTTCATTATCTGCAATGACGCTTGATGAATTGAAAGCCATTTCAGGCACTTTGATTCTATCAGTCGATGGTGTTACAAAGACTTCAAGTTCTTTCGATCTTGCGGCGGCAACGAGTTTTACAAATGCTGCAACTATTATTCAAGCGGCTTTCAGTGTAGCGACTATCCCAACGGTTACTTATGATACTGTACGTCAAGCATTTGTAATCACATCAACATTAACCGGCGCAACATCAACAGGTGGAGCGGTGACAGGCACAGCGGCGACTGCATTAAAATTCACATCAGCAACCGGCGCCGTATTAAGTCAGGGCGCGGCTATAGCGGTTCAATCCTCATTCATGGATGCCGTTATTAACGTAACTCAAAACTGGGGTTGCTTCATGACATGCTTTGAGCCTGTTACAGATGATAAGACCTTGTTTGCAACATGGGTTAATAGCAAAAACGACCGCTATTTATATGTGTGTTGGGATTCAGATGCCAATGCAATTGTCGCTAATAACGCCACAGCATTTGGCCCATTGGCTAAAGCAGCGGCTTACGATGGTGTGTGCGTAGTTTACCCAAGCGCAGATAAAGCAGCTTTTATTTGCGGTACGATTGGATCCATTGACTTCAATCAACGCGAAGGACGGACAACCTTAGCATTTAGAGGGCAATCTGGTTTAACCTATGATATTACAGATGATACCCAGGCGATCAATCTGAAAAACAATGGTTATAGTTTTTATGGTGCTTATGCAACGGCAAACCAACAATTCGTGGGCTTGCAAAATGGCAATATGCCAGGCCGATGGTTGTGGATTGATCCTTATGTGAATCAGATTTATTTCAATTCACAATTGCAACTGCAGCTTATGGTATTGATGCAACAAGCTAAGTCATTACCGTATAACAATATAGGTTACGGCTTGCTTAGGGCAGCATGTCAAGACCCTATTAACCAGATGTTGAATTTTGGCGCAATTAGAACAGACGTGCCGTTATCTGAGTCTCAAGCGGCACAAGTCAATACGGCGGCGGGCCTAGCGGTAGATAAAACCATTAATACGCAAGGCTATTACTTGCAAATTTTACCGGCAAGCGCACAGGTGCGGCAAAACAGACAATCGCCGCCAATGACGCTTTGGTATACAGATGGCGGATCAATCCAGTACATCAATCTTGCTTCAATCGATATTTTTTAAGG